GGAACTAATCAACTTTAAATAGTTTGGTAGAAATAAATAAAAAGTATAAAGTAATTGGTGAAGTAGATTCACGTTACTTTATTGTAACAGGTGGTAGAGGTAGTGGTAAATCGTATTCGATAAACTTACTTCTATCACTTCTTACTTATGAAGCAGGGCATATAATTTTATTTACACGTTACACATTACGTTCTGCTACTATTTCTATTATACCTGAATTTATAGAAAAGTTAGAAGCATTAAATATTACATCTGACTTTTACATTACCAAAGATGAAATTATAAATAAACAAACCGGTAGTAAGATTCTATTTCGTGGAATTAAAACTTCATCAGGTGACCAAACCGCAAACTTAAAATCTATTCAGGGTGTTACTACTTGGATATTAGATGAAGCAGAAGAACTAACAGATGAAAACACATTTGATAAAATAGATTTATCAGTACGACAAAAGGGTAAAGATAACCGTGTAATACTTATACTGAATCCCACAACAAAAGAGCATTGGATATACAAACGTTTTTTTGAATCAAAAGGAATAGAAGCAGGCCAATGCACAACAAAGCAAGATACAACTTACATACATTCAACTTATTTAGATAACATAGATAACTTAAGCAAAAGTTATTTAGAACAAGTAGAAGCAATTAAACAACGTAGGCCTGAAAAATATAAACATCAGATTCTTGGTGGTTGGTTAGACAAAGCAGAAGGTGTAATATTTACAAATTGGTCAATAGGTAAATTTCAAGAAGTAAGCACATCTGTATTCGGGCAGGATTTTGGTTTTAGTTCAGACCCTACTACATTAATAGAAACGAATATAGACGCTTCTAACAAACGAATTTACATCAGGCAACACATATACCGAACAGGGTTACAAACGTCGCACATATTTAATTTAAACGCACAATTTGCAGGTGATAGATTAATAGTAGCTGATTCAGCAGAACCAAGATTAATTAGTGAATTAAAATCTAAAGGTAATAACATTGTGCCTACAATTAAAGGTGCAGGTAGTGTAATGTATGGAATAGCTTTATTGCAGGATTACGATTTAATAATAGATGAAGAAAGTATAGATATAATAAAAGAACTAAATAACTACTGTTGGTTAGAACGTAAGAGTTCAACTCCTATGGATAATTACAACCACGCACTCGATGCTTTACGCTATGCAGTATCATACCAATTAGAAAACCCAAACAAGGGTAATTACTTTGTATATTAATGACAAGTAAACGAAGCAATACACTTGACAAATGACCTACGGACAATTCATAGCTACAATACAATGCTACATACATCACGTTAAAGATGTAGAAGTAGATATTGCTTTACCAAGAAACATTGGTGAAATAAAGTTAATGAAGAAAATGTACGAAATAGCAGCAGCATACTTAAAATGTTAAAGTTTTGTTAAAATTAACATTAAGTGTTGATAATGTAAAAAGTGGGTGTATATTTGCTGAAGAAATAACAACAAAAACAAACACTATGACACCACAAGAATTAATTAAAGCTGAATACAAAAGAAGAACTGATTTAGTAGAAAATGTTGAATTTAGAAAAACTTGCGTAGAAATTGCTAAAAAAATAGGAATTACTGCTGAAGAATGGAATGAAAATAAAGTACAAATTTTATTAATGTTTGCCAATAAAGTTTGTGGAATAGAAAACCAATTAAACTAATAAAAACAGGGGTGCGACTGTAACGCACATTAATTTTAACAAAGAACAAATGAGAACATACAAAATAAGTTACTACACAGAATACGCAGATGAATGTTTTGATTCAGAAGCTACAATAGATGCTACAGGTATTTACGATGCGCTTATAACGTTTAATTCTAAAAATGTATGTAAACGTATATACAAGGTAGAAGAACTGCCTGAGATGTCTTTAGAACGCAGAATAGAACTAAAGGTAAACGAAGGTAATGATGTGTGGATACCATACGCACAAATATCACAATCACTTCGGGATTTTTGGATAGAGTATTTTAAGAAATAAATTGAGTTGGTTAAATAGTTGGAATTAGGGTAGCAGAAATGTTACCCTTTTTTTTGTTTAATACAATTTCACATAACAGTTATTATTAAATAAAAAACTTTATGAAGTTAGAAATTTCTATACCTACATCTTTAAAAGAAATAACATTAGAACAATACCAAAGATTTACAAGTATAGCTAAATCAAATCCTGAAGGTGATTTTTTGCAGCATAAGATGATAGAGATATTTTGCAATGTTTCACTAAAAGAAATATCGTTAATGAAGTTAAAAGACATTAACGCTATAACAAATAAGTTAGGCGAAATGTTCAATAACAATTATTCATTGATTCAAACATTTAAACACAAAGGTTTTGAGTTTGGATTCATACCTAATTTAGATGAAATCAGTTTAGGAGAATATACCGATTTAGAAACTTATATTTCTGATTGGGATAATATGAATAAAGCAATGGCAGTTTTATATAGACCTGTAATAAACAAGCTAAACAAAAAATACCTAATAGAAGAATATAAAGGTTCAGCAGAATATGCAGAAGCAATGTTACAAATGCCGTTAGATGTAGCTTTAGGTGCAATGGTTTTTTTTTATCATTTAGGGAACGAATTATTAAAGTCTACCCTGAATTATTTGGAGAAGGACAAAGCGCTGATGGATTTAGCCGAGAAGCACAGTTTGGCCGCAAATGGAGTTGGTATAGTTCCTACTATGGACTTGCTCAGGGTGACATTAGAAGATTTGACGATGTTTCCAAACTTAGACTTACAACCTGTTTAACATATTTATCTTTTGAGAAAGAAAAAAACGAATTAGAAGCACAACAACTAAGAAGAAATGAAAACATATTATAAAGTTACAGAAGCACTAAGAGATTCACTACTACAGGATGGTATAGTAAACAACTGTTCTACCGGTGATATATTCAACGTAGATTTAAACAAGCGTACTATATTTCCTTTAGCACACGTTATTGTAAATAGTGTAGCAGAATCAGCCACAGGTAATACAAACCTATTTAATGTTTCTGTATTGCTTATGGATGTATGCGATATATCACCTGATGAATCTACTGATTTATGGTTAGATAACGATAACGAGCAGGATATATTTAACACACAGTTAGAAGTAGGTAAACGATTTGTTGAATCAATGCGTAGGGGTGATTTATACACCTTAGGTTATCAGTTAAATGGCAACGCAAATTACGAAGCATTTAGTGATAGATTCGAAAACAAGTTAGTAGGATGGACAATTACATTTAATGTAGAAGCAGCAAACGATACAACTATTTGCTAATGGCATACAATTTAATAAATACACAAAAGACTTTAGAACGCTTTAGAGATTACGTAATACAACAAAGTAGAACTAATCTAACTAAAGGTGATAAAAACGTTACAAGCGAACTATATAGAGGTTTAAAAGGCGAAGTAAAAGCAATGCCTAATTCAATAGGTGTTTATTTTGAAATGCCACAATACGGCCAATTTCAGGACAAAGGTGTAAGGGGTAAATTCAGTTCATTAAAAGCACCAAACTCACCTTTTAAATTTGGTTCAGGTACAGGAAAGAAAGGTGGATTAACAGAAGGAATAAACAAATGGGTTAAAGCACGTAGGATTCAATTTAAAAGAAAAGATGGTAAGTTTATGAGTTATGAATCTACTGCATTTATGATTACACGCAGTATTTATAACAAAGGAATAAGACCAAGTTTATTTTTTACCAAACCATTTGAAGCAGGATATAAGAAATACATCACAGAAGATTTAATAAAAGGCTTCGCTTTAGATGTAGAAGATTTAATGAAAACAAGTTTAAAAGATAATAAGAAATGATAGTAATAAATGCACGTTCACCATACTTTATACAAGTAGATGAAGAAGACCAAGTAGCAGCACAAATTAAATTATTTATTTGGAATAAAGGAGAAACAGAACCTGCTACACCTACTTACACTATTGAAAAGAATATTGCTTCTTCTACACAGACTGCTATAGTGTTTAATATTGCACCATACATTGCAGAACAAATAGAAACAATAAATGCAGAACAAAGAACTTTAGCACACCAAGATGAAAACAATATGTGGGTTTACGTGTATGCTGAATGGTCATATCAGGTAGTAGATGATAAAACGTGGATTCCTGTGCGTAATATTAACTACATTGGTGTTAGTGGGTTTAATAATTATTTAGATGGCGCAAATCAACGCACAAATTCTAAAATAGCATATTTAACTAATCCTGAACTAATACAATATTATAATATAGATTCTACATCATTGCAGTTGCCTTACTTTAATGTGTTAATAGAACACGATGGTGAAAGTATTACTGAAGCTAATTGGCAGAATTTGAGAAATACAAGTTTAAGCAGTCAAACTTTATTAGATGATTCTTTTCCTGCTGATACATATATGTTTATGATACCTGCTAAAAATGGAGAAATAGCAGACCATAACTTTGGAAACATTGTGTATATTTCAAGTGAATTAGTAGAAGATGATTTACCTAAAATAACTTTTCTGCCTGTATGCGAA